ATAAACAATCAACAGCACTCTTTTTTAAAATATGTTCCACATTTTTAATCTTAATATCTTTCATTTCTGATATTCTATATTTCCGTTCATCTATTGTTTCAGTTTCTCTATCTTTTAAAGATGCTTTAATAGATGGGGTTGATGCATATAAAAATATTTCTACATTTCGATCTTTTTCTGGTAAATCTTTATGAGAACAATTTCTAATTCCTCTTCCTATAATTTGTTCTAATGATGAAATATTATACCATGGTTCTAAAATATGTACTTGTCTAATTCTATGAAAATCTATACCTTCACTTACTGCCTCATTTCCTATGATAATTTTCACATTTTCACCATATTTATTATCAGATGAATTAACTATATTCATAGCTTTACTAATATCTATTTTAGTTAATTCTTTATTGCCAGTTAATAACATATATCTTGTCTGATACCATTTATGATATTTAGGATTTGTAGGTTTATGTATAGCATCTGATGCAAACTTACCACAATAAAAACAAATTGGATTAGTTTTACCCCCACCACCTTTACTATTAGCACGATAATCTAATAATGATTTATCTCCACTATCCTCATATCTTGTAATTCCATTCTGCTCCAATGCTAAAGCAAATGGTAAAACACCAGCATCAATATAACGCGAATAGATAAAAACTATACCTTTTGATTCTATAATATTATTTAATGCTTTGTAAAACTTATTAGAATATTTTTGTAAATAATCTTTACTTAAAAATGGTTTCTCATCTTTTGCACCTTTATTAAAAATTGTATGACTTTGATATTTATAAGTAACACGCTTTCTTTTATTAATAACTTGTATTATCTTTTGAAATGCACCGTTACCATTATCTTCACTTGAGATACCATGTTTGGCAAATACAAATTTACCTAATTTAGTTGGATAAATAATATTAGAAACATAAATTAAATTTGAAAGACCACTCATACCTTTTCTTTTATTATTTGATACATTATTGTCATTTTCATTATTAACATTATCTATATTTTTGGTATCTGTGCCTTTTAAAATTTCTTGATAAGCTTTAAATTGATATTCACTCATATTACATAATACTAATCTTAAATATCTAATTCTTTCATCTGGTTTTAATATCTTTCCACGAATATCATACTTAATCATTTTAGGAACAACTGATTCAGGAGAATATAATCTTAATGGAAATGTTATAGGATTTTCCCCACGTAAATATGATACATATCCTCTACTTGCTTCAGTTAATATTTTATCACCATTAGATTTAATTATTCCATTACTATCAAAAACATCACTTATCTTAATAGTATCTCTTTTATCATTTAATAATAATAAATTTAGTAAAAATATAATTTCTTTAGGTTGATCATACATAGGTGTAGCACTCATTAGAACTAATCTCACATTTTTAGAATATCTAATAATAGTTTCTAAAATTGGGGGAACCTTTTTTATATTTACATCTGAATCAGTCTTAACATTAATATGATGAACTTCATCTATAATTATTACACGGTTAGAGTACGCTCTTTCAATCTTTTTTTTAATTTCAGTTGTTAATTCATTTAAATTTCCATCCCATTTTGTTTTTCTTTTAACATCATTTGCAAATTGCTCATAACCTACAAATTCATAATTTTGACGAATCATACTTCTTATTTTTTTCCTCTTTTGATCCATAGTTAAATGTCTGTCATCTTCTGATAAAGAGTATGTATCTCCTGTGCATTGAACAACATCATCTTTTCTAACTTTTTCTATATTTACATTATGAATCTGTTGTATAAAACCTTTTTGAATACTTTTCTTTAAAATTATTAATGCCTTTTTATTATATTTTCTTATATGTTCTTTAAATTGTTCAGCAATTGTTATAGCAGCACAACTATTATGTGTTACAGTAAAATCTCCTAATAAATATCTATGATTACCATCTAATGTAAAACCATAATAATTATCTATTTTATGATACTCAATCTCAATATTATATGTTTTATCTAAACCATATTTATAACCTTTTAAATTTAAATTGTCTTGTTTCAAATAATCTTTTACACTAATCTCTACAACTTTATCATTTTCATCTTTTAAACATAGAATATGTTCACTATTAACTATATAATCATCTCCAATCTCTTGTTTAATATTATACATTTCATCTTCACCTCTTGACAAACTTATGACAGTTCTATAATTAGAATCATCACCCATTAATGTATCACCTATTTCAATATCTTGAACCATTTTTATTGTTCCGTCACTCATAATAATTGGTGTGTCTTTAGCATGACATTTACCAACACCTGTAGCCCAAAATACCAAAATACCATTATATGGAGTTTCAACAGAGATATAATTTTTAAGAAAATTTTGTTGAGGAGAGAGAGTATATTCTGTTGGATTGCATAATTCTTCTATTCTTTTTGTTTGTTTTGGTATTTTATTTTTATGAAACTCTTTTTTTAGATATATATTTTTATAAAAATTTTCATCTTCTAATGTTGGATAATACATAAAACTATCATCTTTCTTTATTTTTATCTTTCTGGACATATATATAATATTGATATTTTATTCTAAATTACATATAAAATAATTATAAATAACTAAGTAAGTATATCTATAATTATTTACAAATCAATTTATAACTTGCGTGTGTGTAAAAATTCTAAATATAAAATAATACTTAAATATAACAGAATAATAATCAATTAATAAATAATAATTATGAATTATAAAAATATATTTTGCGGTAATTGTGGTAAAAAAGGACATGTATATAAAAATTGTTATAAACCTATTATTAGTTTAGGTATAATATGTATCAAATATGATGAAGATGATATTGGAAAAATTATAAAAAATTGTAAAAGACGTGGAAAAGTATTTAATAGATATACTATTTCTGATATTTTATCTAATGATGATATGATAAATCTTATTAAAAATAAAATTAAATTTTTGATGGTATGTAGAAAACATACTTTAGGATATATAGAGTTAATTCGTGGAAATTATAATTTTGTTGATATTCAAGATATAGAATATGTTGAAAATATGTTTAATCTAATGACTAAAAATGAAATTGAAATTATTAAAAATAAAGATTTTGATTATATTTGGAATGATTTATGGGTACTCGAAGAAAAATCTAATTCTCATAAAAAAGAGTATAATCAATCAAAAAATAAATTTAAAAAATTAATAGAAGGTATTAAATATAATAACAATAATATTAATTTAGACTATTTAATTAAAAATAATAATACTAAATGGAATGAACCTGAATGGGAATTTCCAAAAGGTAGAAGAAATATTAAAGAATCTGACATTGATTGTGCTATTCGTGAATTTGAAGAAGAGACAAATTTTAAAACAAATGATTATAATGTATTAGAATTAAATCCTATTAGTGAAATTTTTATGGGAAATAATGGAATTAATTACAAACACACATATTTCTTTGCACAATCATTCAATGATGATATACCGAATATTAATGATGAAAATGTTTTTCAAAAAATTGAGATTAGTAATATTAAATGGTTATCATATAATGAAGCACAAATGAAAATTAGAGATTATAATATAGAAAGAAAAGATATATTAAATAAAATATTTAACTTAATATATTATTATTTATATCATCATATCAATCATGATAAATTAAAATAATTTACGTTTTACCAAGTATACTAACATTAATAACACAAATATTAATATACTTATATTAAATGAATTCCAACAATGTTTATTACATACTAAACTTATATTTCTATCATCTTCTGTTAATTTTATCGTTTTCCCCAATTTTTTTTCATATATATTTAAAACTTCCTCGTAACTATAATGTTTTTTACCTTCTTTACCATTAACCTCATTATGAACGTCTATTAACCACAATACCAAATCTTTACGACAATCTAATCTTATAGGATATTCTCTCAAATTTCTTTCATAATTTCTTCTACAATAAATACATGGTAAGACTGTTTTTAATGATGTTAAAAAATTTTTCATATTTTGTTTCTCTTCTTCTGATGGATTTATTGGGTAATCAAATGTAATACAATGAAGTGCTTCCCAAAGATTACTACCCCAAAAATACGGTGAAAATCCCATTGATCTTTCTATATATTAATTGTATAAATTTTTTTCATTTAACCATTATTTAAAATTTAATATAAACAGAACTAAGTAAAAAAACTATATTTAATTACTACCTGTGGGAAAGTTAATAGCATCTGGAAAACCAGAATTCATCCAATAATCTTTCGCTAAATAAGGTGGTTCAACACCAGTTTCTGTGCATGGGGCATCACTTGGTCCATCTGCAATCATCTTTTCAATTTTCCAGAAAGGAACTGCATAATTAAAGTATCTGAATTTAGATAAAAATCCGTCAAATCCGTTCCAATGCGTGATATACAAATCTCCATAGTTTTGTTTAGGAATTCCTTTAAAACTGCATCTTTTCTTTAATCTTCCATTAATATAGACATCCATATTTTTTCCTATTACGGAAATTGTCACATGAAACCATTTACCAATTGGAATATTACCAATATCGCATGACTCTTTCACAGAATGGAATGTATTCATATTAATTGCCATTTTGTTTTCTTTAGGATAGAGCCAGACACCCGGTGCTTGTAAAGGCATAGTTCCATTATTTCCTTTATGGAAAACGTGTTTATAGGTATCAGATTTGTAATTCCAATCAGTAACATAGATCCAAAAAGCATAAGTAAATTCAATTCCATATTGGCTATCAGCTGATTCTTTAATAACATATCCCGGTATTTTTTGACTTTTACGTGCAATTCTGGTGTTCGGAATTAACCAAGGTTCATTTTCTTGTTTAGTTTTATAATCTTTCGAAATAGACCATAAAAAATAAACGACTAATGCTATAATAATTACAAATGTAACAACACCTAATATTTTTTGACTTTTTGGTGCACGACGTACTTTATTAACAGTATTATTCATAGTATTTGTAAATGCACCAACATAACCTTTATTACCAACTGAATTATTAGTATTCATTATATATTATATTATAATATTTTTTTATAATAATATAATATTATTTACAATTAATTATTATCATCATTCCATTCATCATTCCATTCATCTTCTGCTTTATCTTTATATTTATTAAAATCTTTTTCAGCATCTTGGAAAATATTTAAATTTAATTTACTTGGCATATATGGACCTTCACTATACAATTCTGATATCTCATTTGGTTCTAATGGTTTTGTGAAATATTGCATTTTTGCAATCTGTCCATAAAATCCACCATCATCTGCAACACGAACCGGCATTTCATTCAAAACAGGAATACCTCTTAAAACACAACTTCTTTCCAATTTTCCATCAACATAAATATCTACAGTTCTATTATTTAATACATAACCAATATGAACCCATTTCTGTAATGGAATGTTTCTAATATCACATCCTTCATTATAATCTGCATATGTATTTATTCTTGCATGTAATGAATTAACTTTGGGATATAACCATAATCCTGGTGCTCGTTTATCATCATTACCCTTCAGTAAAATATTTTTCCATTCTCCAAATCTGTAGTTCCAATCGGCAATGTACATCCAAAAACTTATACTTAATGCTTGACCATCTGTTGATCGTAGCACTTTTTTAGTACGTACAGGTTTATTATTTCTTCTAAACGCATTAACAGGATTAGTTACAATAAATGGTGAATGTTTTGATTTATATTGAGATCTATCATATAGATTTCTGATCCACATAATTAGTAGTATTAATATAATAATAATTAAGAATACTGTTAATATTTGAATAAATAAATGTGCAGATCTAAATCTATTATATGCGTGAACAGTTGCATTTTTTGTAGTATGATAACCTGTTTTTAAAGTATTACCAGCGCGATTTGCAGTATTACCAGCAATTGTTTTATTCGCGTTCATTAATATATATTATATAAATATTTTTTTATTTATATTATATTTATTTTTATCATATTTTATACAACATTTTTTATACAATATTTTTTATACAACATTTTTTATTTTTTGATATTCATCTTTTGTTAAATATACTACATTTTTTTTACCATTTAATGTACTATATTGATACTTATTTTCATCCATAGGTTTAACACTGTTTACAAGATTATCTAACATATCTTTCAATTTTGGTCCTGGAATTCCTTGTAAAAATTCTCCTAACATATTTGATTCATTCTTACATTTCGTAACTGTATTTCCTTTAGTATTTTTACATAATGTATTATATGTTCCTGTTATTTTATCTTTAACAGATGTCTTATCACGTTCTTGTTTAATATAATCTAAATAATTACATTTTTCTTTCTCTAATTTTATAAAAGGACTTAATTTCATTCTATTAATCTCATTATTAAACATATGCTTAATATACATATCAATCTTTACTTTAAATTCTTGATACAATTCCATAATTTCCATAGGTGTTAAAGTTTTATTAAAAAATTGTAAATATGCCATATTACCCGCAAAACCACCAAAATAATTAACATAAACCGCATCTTTTGATGAATTTATATTATCTATTAAAGTAATAGTACGATGCAACATACCATCTTGATATAATGCAACATTATTATTATTAATTGTTACAACTATATTCATCCATTTATTTATAGGTATATCTTCTAAAGTTATTCTTTCCTCACCACTCGTAGTTGTAATTACACAATTTAATCTATTCTCTTTTGGTGATATCCAAAACCCAGGCAATTGATTTGTTAATTTTGTAATTTGCATATTTTCTCCTTGAGATTCTGATTCATTTCTTGGAATTAATGGAGCTGTACCTCTATGAAATATATGTTTCCACTCTCCAAATCTATAATCCCAATTTTTACCATCAATAAACATCCAAAAACTGAATGTATATTCAATTCCATTATTTTCATTAAAATTATTTCCAGGAATATATGAGGTTGTTTTACCAGTATTTGGATCAGTATATCTATAAATTTTTTTAGCATTATGTGGTTTATTATCTTCTATACCTGTCATAAATAGTGGTTGATTTGCAAACTTTTCTTTTAATTTTTGATCTCTATAATATTTTATAATAAGACCAATAATAAATAATATTAATAATATTCCAAATAATAATAAGATTTTAGTTGTATTTCCTAATTGATTAAATGAATCTTTAGTATCTGAAATTGTATTTTTAGTATAATCTATTGTATTCTGTACTTTATTTTTATAATCATCGCCTAATATATTATCACCAAAATTTCCAAAAAAATTACCTGTATTATTTTTTTTTATATTTATATTCGCATTCTTCTTCACATTATTACCTAATAAATTTGATATATCATCACTCATTATATATTATATTTATATATTTATATAAATATTATAAATTTATTTTATCATTTATTGTCTTCATTCCATGACAGTTTCTACATAATGCCTGTAAATTTTTAATATTATTATTACCACCTTTATATAAAGGTATTTTATGATCTATTTCATAACTTGCATCCAATAATTTACTACAATTATTGCAAATCCATTTTTGCATTGATGCAATATATTTTTTTGTAGATTCACTCACTCTTCTCTTTTTATTCACAAAATTATTTCCTTGATATATATTATAAATTATATCAGGAACTTTATCATAATCATGTGGAAACATTAATGCCAATATTCCTACAGCTAATGCTATAAATTTCGGCATATTATTTGTAATTGTTAATAACCATCCGTCTGTATATATATTGATATAAACTAATACAAAAAGAATTATTAAAAATACTAATATTTTTTTCATATATACTATATTATATACTATATTATATACTATAATATAAAATTTATTCATAAATCCATGAATTTTTATTAGTTCTTTGATTAGGAAAACATGTATAATATGTAATTAAATTGTTTGGACCAAGAGGTGTTCCCGGAACACATAAACCTTCCCCCAAATAATCTGTACACCAACCTGCACCTGTTTTATCTAAACATTGTCTTTTAGTAAGATTTTTATACTTATTTAATGAATATTCACATTCTTCCAAAGTATTGTGTGGTTTTATTGGAGTATTATATAACATTCTCATACCACAAGTTCTATTATTATAATTTTTTGCATATTTTGTAAAACAACCACTACCTCTACTATTTTCACAATAATATGGTTTACCTATTTGATATTTTTTTCTTTCAAAACATTTCTTATGACAACAATGTGATGTACTTTTATAATCTAATCCAGGTCGTTTCCATGGACAAGAGTAACATTTTTCACCTGGATAAAGAGAATGAGAAGGACATTTAGACCATTCTTCATTAAATTTATATGTACATTTTTTTTGAGGTGTATAAGGTGGAGAGCATTTTTGATTAATAAAATTTTCTTGAATATTTAATAAAATTAAGATAATAAGTAATATTATTATATATAAAAAATAATTGGAATGTATCATCTATAAAAGGTTTTTAGAAAAAAATTACATTTAAATTATTTATTGACAAAACTTGATTTATCTAATATTAGTTTTATTTCATTCATAGTTTTTGGTGGATATTTACATCCTAATAATATAGTATTCACCCATATATTTGATAAATTAATAGCATTTTCTATTTCTTTTTGAGTTTTTGGTTTCATTTCTTTAATAAACCATTTTCTTCTATTATAGCTATCATTAATTTCATCTATATTTCTTTTTATATCCATATAATATTATCATACAATTATTTTTTTATTTAATCTCAATTAATTCTAAAAGAACTAAATAATAAGACATAATTGCAATAGCCAATAATAATAAAAATACTATAAAATTTTCATTAAATAATTTATTACTACATAAACCAAGATTTTTTAATTCTAATAAATTTACCAAAATATGAATTGCTATAAATAAATAAATATATTTACAAATATCTTGTAACATTAAAGTTTTATTTTTATCTAAACCAAAATCAATAATAAATATAGACATGATATATTATATATATATATTTTTTTAATATTATACGTTGTGAATTTATTTATTTTTTATAATATTTTTTTATAATGATTGAAAATTATTTAAAAAATATTGTTAATCAAAATGACGAAGAATTATCTATTGATGATAAAATTAATTTGATAACAAACTATATTAACGATGAAGATATATTGTTAAAAAATATTTCTAATATTTTTTTATTCAATAATGATATTATAAAAATTAAATTGAATGAAAATGTTATAAAAGATTTAAATATTTTTAACTTAAATGATTTAAATAATAACTCTGTTTTTAATAATATTGATAAAACTAATACATTATATGGTAAATATATATTAAAATATTGGATTAGTTCACCTACAATAGATGTTAAATTATTAAAAAATAGGCAAAGAAATATTAAAACAATTGTTAAAAATACTTCATTATTTAATAATTTAACTGAAATTTTTAATAATATTAAAACTACGGAAAGTAAAGTATTATGGTTTTGGGATAAAATTACAGATGAAACTAAATCATTATATGATATTGTTTTTTTTGATATCCCATATATAAGTAATTTTTTAAACAACAATAATCTAATATTAAATGTAGTTAATATCTATAAAATATTTTTAACCCCAACTTTTTCAATATTTATACCTATATTATCAATTATATTACCATATTTATTACTCGTTATATTTAATAAAAGAGTAACCTTTAATGGTTTTATAAAATTTGTATTTAATATATTAACATCAACACCTACTATATTTAATATTTTACCACCACAATATGGAACAAAAGCTACATATTTTTCATTATTTTTAGCAGGAATTTATGGATTATTATATATACAATCTGGATATTATTCTTTAAGAAGTGCAATTGATACAAATAAAATAATTAAAATACTATATTACAAAATAT